ATTCAAAGTATTAAATTTAATGCACCATTAGATTATTCAAGTCAAGGTCGTGCAGTTACTTCAAATGATTTTAAAACAATTATACCGACACTATTTGCAAATACACAATCAGTTCAAGTATGGGGTGGTGAAGATAATGACCCAGCTGTTTATGGAAAAGTTTTTGCTTCTATTAAAACAACAACTGGTTCTAATTTAACATCAACTCAAAAAACAAGTTTAGAAACATCATTGAAAGCTTTTACAGTAGGTTCTATTAGAACAGAAATTGTAGACCCAGAAACAATTAAATTAAGATTGGTTGTTAATTACAAATATAACTCTACTGCAACTACAAAATCATTAAGTGATATTTCTGCTTTAGTAACAACTACACTTACAAATTACAATACAAATAATTTACAAGTATTTAATCAACCATTTAGATTCTCAGAACTTATTGGACAAATAGATGATACAGATTCTTCAATCGTATCAAACATTACTACTGTTCAAATGTCAAAAGAACTTACACCAACTTTAAATACAGCAACAGCTTATACAATTAATTTTAAAAATGCATTTTATAATCCTCATAGTGGACACAATTCTACTGATGGTGGTGTTATATCATCTACTGGTTTCTTTTTATCAGGTAGTACAAATGAGCAATTTTTTGGAGATGATGGGCAAGGTAATTTAATTACATACTCTCTTTCTGGTACAACAAAAATAACTTCTAATTCTAATTTTGGTACTGTTGATTATGATATAGGAAAAATTGTTATTTCATCAGCAAACATAACTTCAATATCAAATGTTGATGGTGCAAGTTCATCAATAATTAGAATTGTTGCAAGCCCAAGTTCTTATGATATTGTACCATTAAGAAATGATATTTTAGAAATTGATTTAACAAATTCATCTATAACTGGTGCAGTTGATGCAATTACTTCAAGTGCAGGTTCAACTACAACTTCATCATCTTCTTCTGTTACTACGGCTGCAACTACAACCACTTATGTAAGTTCATCTAGTACATCAAGTGGTTACTAATGTCCTCTTCAATATTTGATAAAAAACTTTCACCAATACTAAGTGATGTACTGCCAGAATTTATTAAAGCAGACCACCCTAAATTTATTAAATTTCTTTCAGATTATTTTAAGTATCTTGAGTCAGCACAACTTACAATTTCTGGTGAAGTTAATTATGTAATACAAGAAACAACTTCTGTCAATTATATACTAAATGAAAATGGTGATGAAAATGTTGTATTAGAAGATTCAACAACAAAATTTACTGTTGGAGAAACAATTACAGGTTCTACATCTGGTGCAACTGCAACAATATTAGTAGATGACTTTGACGATAATCAAAAACTTTATATTACATCAAATCAAAAATTTATAACAGGTGAAACAGTTACTGGAGGTACATCTAGTTCTACTGCTACTGTTTCTCAATATCGTGCGAACCCTATTCAAACAATTCAACAACTTTTAGAATATGCAAATGTTGATAATACAATACATGATTTCTTAGATGAGTTTAGAAACTCTTTTATGGAAGCAATTCCAAATACTCTTGCTGATGGAATATCAAAAAGAAAATTAATTAAAAGTATTAAAGATTTATATACTGCAAAAGGTACAGAAAAAGGTCATGAACTTTTCTTTAGAATGTTATTTGACCAAGAGGCAGAACTTTTTTATCCTAGAGATAATATGCTTAAACCTTCTGATAGTACATTTGGAAATAAAAGTTTTATAAGAGTAGTAGAAAATGCTAATTCTGATTTTAGTGAATTAATAAATGAAAAGATAACAGGTGGAACAAGTAATGCATCAATTACTGTTGAAAATGTTACAAGGTTTACTGAAGCAGGTGTACAATATTCACAACTAGAAGTTTCTGCAGAATCATTATCTGGAACATTTATATCAGGTGAAACAGTTACAGGTACATCAACTGTTACCGATACAACTTTAGGTGCTGTTCTTTCTGAACTAATGATTGGTGGTACAATTACAAATGCTGGTACATTATATTCTATCGGAGATTCTATTACAATCACTGGTGGTAACTCTGGTGCAGAATTAGTTGTTAAAGAATTAACTAAAGGGCAAATAGACGAAATTATAATTGATGATGCTGGAACAGGACATACCTCTGGCCAAAGTTTATCAATAGACAATAGTAATACAAATGGTTCTGGACTTGCTGCTGAGATTCATATCGTAGGTGGTGCTCTTGCAGCTGAATCATTTACAGACCCAGCAGATGTCATTACAGAAGATAGAGAAACCGTTCAAGTTAATCATGTAGATAATTTTGAGTTACAAGATGCGACTGTCAATAATGCATATATTGTTTTAGATACAGATGCAGATTCTGGTGATAATATTTTATTTGAAGATGATAGTGGTATCTTACTACAAGAATTAAGTGCTGTTGACTATGCAAGACAACAATCACAATCAACAGATTTATCTGGTGATATAATATTAGAGAGTGGTTTTCAACTTTTAAGAGATACAGACTTTGATGAATTATCTTTAAGTCTAGAACAAAACTATGATACAGAATATATTGTAAATGAATCTGATGAGTTTATAGAATTAGAAACTGGAACATTTACTTCTAGTGTTCAAGGTTCAATTCAAAGAATTAAAATAACAAACAAAGGAAATGGTTATACATCATTACCAACAATTACAAGTAGTGGAAGTGGAGCTATCTTAACACCAAAATCAACTTTAGCTGGTGGTGTGGCTGAATTAGAAGTAAGAAGTTTTGGTGCAACATATGACACAGATGACACACTTACATTTAACAATAATATTTTATTAAAAGATGTTTCTTTATCCTTTACAACATCTGAAGGATTTACTGAATTTGATGGAACAGTTGTTTCTTTTGACTCAACTAAAAAAATATTAGTTGTTAGTGCTACAAATACTTTTGATGAGGGTGATGTTTTAGTTGGTACAACTTCTGGTGCAACAGGAACTGTTGTGCAGAATGAAAGAGCAACGGCAACAATTTCTACTGGTGTTGTTGGACAACTTTCTGGTGTCAATGACGATACTAAAGGTTTTATATCTGTTGATGAAATGAGAATTCAAGACTCTTACTATTATCAAGATTTTTCTTATGTTGTTAAAATCGGGGAAGGAATTAATAGTTGGAGAAATAGTATTAAAAAAGCTACACACCCAGCTGGATTTCAAGTTTTTGGTCAAGTTACTTTAAGTTCTTTAGTTAGTGCTCAAATGGGTACACCAACTGGTACAGGTATTGCTGGATTTGTGGGTGATACAGAAACATTCTCACCAACTCTTGCTTCTACATTCCAAAACATCTTTACAACGATTATTGCTAGAAGACTAGGAACAACAACAGATGGTACAGAGTTAAATGAAAAGCCAAATATAGGATATACTGAACAACCACAAGATACTACTCAATTAGATAATATTGTTTTAAATGGTACTGATTCAAGTTCAAGTAATTCTGGTGATGATTTAGTTTTAGATGGTACAGATTCTAGTTCAAATAATTCTGGTGATAATATTGTATTAGAAGAACAAACATTACATGAACAAGATGGGTTGTTATTAGAAACTGTTGATGGTGATTCAAATTCATATATTCTTTTAGATGCATCAGGTCTTGGCCCAAATAATTTTTCTCTTAATGCTGGTGAAAAATTAATTCAAGAAGATGGTTCTGGTGATATTGATAATGTAGAAATACTTAGACCACCAAAGAATAAAAGAGAAGTAACACTTACAAGTTTTGTAACAGTTAGATTAGATGGAACAAGAGGTTCTAATGTAACAGGTCCGTTCTTACAGAATTTAAATTTATATGGATTTATGGAACCAGGGTTTCTTGGAGATGACGAAAACATTGATTCATATTATACACTTGAACAATTTAGTTCTTTTACATTTGACGATTTAAATTTTGGTACGACTCTTACTTTAGAGAATGACGATTCTGGGGATTTCATTGCTTTAAATTCATCGGCTGCAAGTGGTGTTGATGAAAACGATTATATTGTTTTAGAAGACTTTAGTTCTGATTATTCAGTACTTGCAGGTGTATCTCAAAACGGAAGAATTGTAAACGAAGATAACCCTGGTAATATGATATTACTTGATGGTATTGATGCAGTATCTTCAGACCAGAATGAAAAAGTTTTAGTAGAAGCTTCTGTTGTAGATAATTTACCATTTACAACTAAGATTGAAGTTCCACCAAGAGGTGAAATAAGAATTACTACTACTGCAAGATTTAATCAATTTGATAATGACTTTGTATCATTTGATAATATTGAACAAACATTTGATGAGGCCTCAGGTACTGCAGATACTCAAGGTAGTGTATTACTTGAAACCGGAAGTTTCGTATTACTTGATGGTACTGATAACTCAAGTGCTAATGCAGGTTCTAAAATTACACTTGTTGGGCCTTCTAATTTACTTGACTTCTCACAAACCATTTACAGATTTGATGATGAACTTGGTGTACCATTTGCAAGATTTGATACAGGTCTCGTATAAAATGTGTATAAATAATAGAAGATATAGGAGTTTAACAATATGGCATATCAATCACTCGCTCTAGGTTCAACTGCAAACGATGGTACTGGTGACACCCTCCGTGCAGGCGGAGACAAAATTAATGATAATTTCGTAGAAATTTATACTTTATTAGGAACAGGTTCTGCACTTACAAGTGGTATAAGTGCAAGTAGTTCCGTAGTCACTTTAACTGCAGCAGTTATTGCAACAAGTCTAGACATGAACGGTCAAGAATTAATTCTTGATGCTGATGCTGACACTTCAATAACAGCAAGTACAGATGACCAAATAGATATTAGAATATCTGGTGCTGATGACTTTGCCTTTACTGCAAATAAGTTTGATATTCTTTCAGGTTCAACACTAGAAGTCAATGGCACTTTAGACATGAATGGTAAAGAATTAATCTTAGATGCTGATGCTGATACTTCAATCACAGCAGATACAGATGATACAGTTCATTTAAAAATAGGTGGTGCATCTTATGATGCATTTACATTTACTGCTGGTCAGTTAGATATGAAAACAGACGGCACTGCTGGTGTTGCTCAGATTAGATTGTATTGTGAATCTAGTAATGCTCACTATGCCGCTTTACAACCACAACCACACGCTTCTGGTGTTTCCCCAACTGTTACTCTTCCAAAATATACTGGTACTCTTGTAGCAGATACAACTTTTGTTGGTGCAGTAGATACAGTTTCAGGTGATGGTTCAAGTACTGATGCAATTTCATTAGTAACAATGATTTCTTTTTTAGATACTTCAAGTGGTACTTCTTCATTAACTTTAGCTACAGGTGTTGACGGACAAATTAAAAAAATTATAATGGAAGTTGCAGGAAATGCTGCCACACTAACACAATCAAATGGTAATTTAGTTGCAAGTCAAGTTTCAACTTCTATTGTTTTTGATGCAGTTGGTGAAAGTGCTACTTTAATTTATAGTGCTACTTTATCAAAATGGTTAGTATTTGATGTTCGTGGTGCAACAGTAAGTTAGGATAATTTATGGCTTTACAATTAATTGGTACTGATGCTCTAGCAGATGAAGCTGTTAGTACAGATAAATCACAACCGTTCGGTAATATCATATTAGACTCTTCTGCAGCTGGTACTGATGTTGGTGATAGAATACTTCTAGATAGAACAAATGCAAATGGTCAAGATGCTGGCGATGCCATTAATGTTGAAAAAGAAATATTAGATATTGAAGGTATTAATGTAGCATCAAGAAAACAATTAAAGTTAGGTGCAGTAATATTAGAGAGTGGTACTACTGACACAGTTGATGGTGATGTTTTACTTTTAGATTCAACTGCTTCTGGCGTTGACGAAGGTGAAATGGTATTGTATAATGAAACTTTTATAGATAAAGTAGGATTGTTTAATATTAATACTTTAGGTTCTGCTGGACAAG